GACGCGAAAGCGTTACAACAGTTACAACGGAAGAAGGTTGTCCTATCTGAACATTTGATAGAGATAGTAAAGGCTGGAAAGAAAATTGAACGCAACGCGTTCAAAGTTCTTAACGCTTACCGTGCCCTTCGAAAGAGGGACATGAAAGGCGTTGTTGCTGCACTTGGTTTAGGCGGTGGAGGATATAAAGGTCAGAAGCCATCCGCAAATGGATTAGCTTCTGCCTGGTTATCGTACCAATACGCCTGGAGACCACTTATTCAAGATATTTACAACAGCCGTGAGGTTGTTAAGAATCTTCTTGAAGATCGTCAAGGACTATATGTTAGAGTGAAAGGTGTGACCATCAAAACTGATGCATCACTTCCATTCAATCCTCTATATGAAATGACGGGGTCTCAATCGGTGGGTGTCGAATCTGTTTACACTTTTCAGGTAAACGACACTTCACTATCCCGACTAGGGTCATTGGGCTTACTAAATCCCGCGCTTATCGCGTGGGAAGCCCTTCCGTTGTCATTTGTTGTCGACTGGTTTGCACCAGTTTCAACATTGTTAGACAGCCTATCCGCGCCATTAGGTGCGGATCAGATTGACGGCTATGCAACGACGTTTGCTACTGTCAGTGTTACGATGACTGAACGAACCGATCTCCTGAATCCTCAGGTAGGTTCGCTTCCATCATGGAAGTTTTCGGGCAGCGGCTTCTCTCGCGAGAAGAACGCTACACCTCAACCACGTCTGACATTTGGTACAGGCATCACTAAAGGGCGCTTTTTAAACGCGCTCAGCCTGGCTCAAGTTCTTTCGAACTAGCTAGGATGACCATTTCCGGTCACCCCCGAAAGGGGTAAACACTATCTGAAATAAGGAGGCAATCATGCCAACATTTCAAACATTGGTCGCAAGCGACCGTGAAGCCACTCCAGTAAACCACTCTTTTCTACCTCAGTCCAATGTGGACGGGGTAATTCAAAAGTGGAAAGTTGCTGGAGCAACAAAACTTGGTGATCGCGTATTCACGTTATCCACCAAGACAAGCGGTTCGAAACTCAAGTACCGTTTGACGCTGAAAGATCCTGTTGTTGTTACAGAAACAATCAACGGCGTCGACCAGCCGAAGTTGGCTCGATCTGCGTATGCAGATGTAAGCTTTTCTTTCGACATTGAGTCTACTGAACAGGAGCGCGCAAATGCTGTTGGCCTAATGGCCGCTGCACTGGGCGCAACTCGAGTAGCGATTAACGATGTGATCGTTGTCGGCGAAGGAACTTGGTCATAAAGCATGATCAAGTTTCTACTGACAACGAAGCAATTACGAAGAAAACACGGCGTGACTACGCCGGGTATTGATCTAATTGTCTCACACGCTCCTCTGTGGTCCTATTTCATTTACGTATTAGGAATCATCCTAATCGTCGCACTGCTTGGCATTATTGCCGGTTGTACGCAATCCACGAGAGACCAGATGTCTGGTCACCTCGGTGGTGAAATTAGTATCACTAAGAAGAGTCCCTCAATCGAGGAAATAATCGTAACCCCTTTACCGGACTAATTTACTTAGTTCGGTTTAGGCGGGTGCTGCATGGAAAATCCTTTCTGTGTGGTGAGTAGAAAACCATAAGGTAACTAACTCAATGTTAAAGAAAGTGAAACAGGTCCGCACAAGCGGGCCCGAGTACCTGCCGGCTCACATTGGCCAAGCCTTTGAGAAGCAACTCGAAACGTTAATCGAGACGCTCCAAGATGGCTCATTTAGGAATTCTTATCTGAAATCTGAGTATAAATCTAAATACCTAGATAATGATAAGGTTCCGGCCAGTCAGCGAAGCTCGGCTGCTATCCAAAAATGGATGGCCGCCGAAGGTAGAAACGAACTAACCAATTCACGTCTCCTAATTGGAGAAGAGTGTTTCGGTTGGACCACTAGCGATGCGATTGTAAGCAAAGCTCGTAGGTTAATACGTGAACTGCTTCCCGATGTCAGGACTCTTGATTTATCAAGAGGATCCATGACTAACGGGGCAAGTACACGAGTTCGTCGCAGCGAAATAGCTGCTATCCTAAAGCATGTCGGCACAGCACACGTTACCGCTTCAGCTTACAACCATTGGGCATTCTCAACAGACTTAACAGTCCTAGAGGATATTCCAGTGGAAGTAGTTGACGGTTCTGTGTTATTTACTGTTCCGAAGAAAACTGATATTGATCGCGTGGCTTGTAAAGAGCCCGAGATTAATATGTTCATGCAACGAGTAGTTGGTGATAGTATACGTCAGCGCTTAAAGCGCGTTGGCATTGATCTTGATGATCAAACTATCAATCAACGTTTATCGGAGCGAGCCTTAAAAGACGGGCTTGCAACAATAGATCTATCGTCGGCTAGTGATACTATATCACATCAACTCGTTTTCGAGTTGTTGCCGTTCGAATGGTTCTCGTTAATGGATGATCTACGTTCTCACCAGGTTTTACTTCCTGATGGGACTAGTCATCCCCTGTCGATGTTTTCGTCGATGGGGAATGGTTTTACCTTTGAACTTGAAAGCTTAATCTTCTGGGCGCTCACGCGTGCAGTTGCTTGGCAATCAGGTATAAAAGGTAGGATTTCAGTTTATGGTGATGACATCATATGCCCTTCTGTTATGGCCCGTAGACTTCAGCGTGTCTTTTATTATTTCGGTTTTACCGTCAATAGTAAAAAGAGCGCTTGGTCTGGGCTGTTTCGGGAGAGCTGTGGTAAGCATTACCACAACTCTTCAGACGTTACTCCCTTTTATCTTAGGGAGCCCGTGACACGTGTTTCACACGTGATACGGATTCTGAATAGACTGCTTATGTGGTCCTCTTTTAAAGATTTTCACATGTTTACACATGAAGAAATCTCGGAGTTCCACAATAAATGGTCTAAACAGATTCCGCGTAACCTTCGCGGGGGTAATGATCCGGAGCAATCCGATTCATTAGTGACCCCTGAAAGACCCCATTCTCATTTTGTGAGAAAGGTGTCGAAGAAGGTTCAAGTAGACCAAAGCGCTGCATTAGCGTTCTGGTTTACAACACGGGTAGAGAGGGAAGTCGTTCATAATAACGTGATTGACTTACCTACTTGTATATCAATCCCTCGAGAATATTTCTCTTGGGGTTTCACGGACGCAGTTTGCGTCCCGTGTTCGACATACAAGGCGATGCTCATGTGGCAGAAAGATTTCTTTCCGTCATTATATGAGCCATCGCTCTATGATCCGAAAGTAGACAAAGGGCCAGCTTTAGCCCCTGTCTCCGTCCGGAGTAATCGCACCTCGTGGTTCTAGTTTTATACTAGATCACGCCGATGCGGGTTTACACGCGTAGTAGCGTGTTTATCTTCCAGGTAACCATTCCTGGGCAGGTCCGGGCCGCGAGAGCGGCCCGGAACTAAACGAGATCTGAACCTATGCTGGGCTCA